GGTAAAACAACCTCGACAAATCTATTATAAATTAAATCCACCGTATGTGAAAATGCGGATCCGCCCAACAATAAAGCGTTGGCCGAATCTACATTATCAGTATTAACGGTGGGTAATTCAGGTCGAATGCCAAGAGCCGGATCACTCACAACTACTATAGTTCCAGTTATAGGTCCCTGATCTACTTGGAACTTATACCTCATTCCTCCTCTGCTAAATCGATATAAAAACGATATGTAATCCAAAGGGTTAATAACCCCAATGGCTTCACTCCCAATAGGACCGAAGTAATTAGTGCTAACACCAAAACCTTCGATGGGAGCTGTTGAACCTCCGATGACCGCATCCGGAAGAACCAAACCGAACCTACGTGTGAGCGTGCGCAAATTTTGCACATGTTCACCTATAGATACGGCACTGGCATCTACTGCGCTCATCTTATCTTTCATAAACATATCATTCCCACATGTCATAGCTGAATTGAAACCACCATCTTGCACTTGTCCTAAAACTTGTGCAAGAGGCAAAGCATCCACCGGCACATAGTTCCTAAAATCAGGAACAGCAAATTGGATATCATCTCCTCCAGATATCCAAATATTACAATCGAGTGTGTCGGTAACGCTATCTGGTCTACGTAATTCATTTAGAACATCTATCACCAGAGTACCGGTCGTAAAATGAGAATCGGCATCGAGGTCGAACTGCGTTAGACCACATGGTTTCCAAACAGTATTGGAAACATATGGAATAACGAATTCGATCTCATCCGACGTTCTCAGGTCCACGATTTCCGAGTACCCTTGATTCAGATCCATCATATCCGATAAGACGCTACCTGAAGGTACGAATGACACCCTCAATCTGCCAGAATGGTATGCAGTTTTTGTTACTTGAATTTTGAATTTAATTGATCCACGCCAGTAACGAAACATGGATGCAACATAGCCCATTGCCGTTGATAAATATTTTGGGTCTCCCACACCGTCATATGCCGATGCACCCGGCGTCACCACAGATATGAATAAATTGGTACCTATATTGTTGTTCACAGTCCACGTGAATGAAGAAAGAAAACTTTCATGTTTACACACGAAAGGAATATCCATTTCATCCAAATGCGAACCGAAAACATCAATTCGTGTACCAATAGTATTCTCTACTGATGACCCAAGTACAACTGAATTATCGACACCATCACAATTGGTGTAACCATAAGCTGGAATGGATGTAAACTTGTTGTTCGCTTGTAAATTCATTGGTTTCGACAATCCAAACATGGCAGCAACTTGTGACACTGCGTGTGCTATCCATGAAACTGGTGCCAAATACTTTCCAATAACTGGCAATGTACTACCCATAGTTGCCATATTCCCAACTATACTAGCTGGCGATGATATAATGCCAGTAGCAGCCCTTAGTTCTGCTTCGCCTACCTGCGCAAGTGGCAATTGTATGTCAGATATGCGCTCCTCTAAATTTTTACGTGCTGCGAGAGGATCACCTCTAAATAACTTCATAAAACGCTGGAAAGAACTCATAGCAGAAGCTGATGGTCCAAAGTTATTAGGAATAGCTGTTGGTAT